CGATCTTAGTGTCGGCTTAAATCTAAACCTAATTACATTAGGTTGATAACACGGCTCTTACGATAGTACTGATTACGGTTAGCTGTGAAGCTATCAGCATCGTTAGCACCGGCTGCATTGGTTACATAGGGGTTAGCAATCAGACCGTAACGAGTCTTGAAGCCAATCTTTGGCTGGAAGCTGTTAGGATCGATAGCACGAACCATTTGCAGAGGAACATATGGGCAATAGAAGATACCAGCGTCATAGGGGCTTGAACCCTTATAACCTACCATGTAGAATTGCTGGCTAGCACCCAGGTTGCCGGTATACGGGTCTATGTAAACACGATAACGACCGTTCAAAACACCAGCAAATGTGTTGCCAGTATCATCAACGTTCAGGTTGGTGCTAAGAGCAGGTGTATAGTCTAGAACACCTGACATGGCCAATGCACTGGCAACGTCGGCTGAACAGACAATGATGTTACCTTTGCCACGACGTGTGTCTTGGGCAATATGGTTGGCATCACGTTCGATGTTGAACAACAGACCTTTGAAACGCTCAACTGACCAACGACCATTTGAATCGACGTCAAGGTCAAAAGTACCAGGAGCAGCAGTAGCCAGGCTACCGGGCTTAGAAACTTTATAGATCAAGCGAACGATTTCACGGTTGATCTCGAACATGAATTCCTGGCTGAGGATGTTGCTAAGCTCAGCTTCGGCATCAAGACCGTGAATAGCTTTCAGGTCCTGAGCAAGTTCAACTGTGTATTCTGCTTTAAGCGCACGGCTCTTGGCAGTAACAGTTGTCTTGTCGATACTGAAAGACATTTCATTGTAGTCATTAGCAGCTTCCATGTTGGCTGTACTGTTGGCTGTACCTGTGGTATAGCTGCTGGTTGCCAGGATGTTGCTGATTGAACCACTGTGAGTACCAACACCGCTAAAGTCGGTATCGGCTTCGTTGTAAAGAGCTTCAACACGTGTTTCAGTGTTGGCACGCTCTGAACCATACATGCTGCGCATTGCGAAGATCAGGCCGGTTGGGCCGGTCATGGGCTGAACGCCGCAGATGTCATAGGCCATGAGGTTAGGCATGCTTCTACGAACCAGACCAATAAGGATTGGGTCATAGGTGCTGATACCAGAAGTTGCCTGGATGTTGTTAGCATGTGTTTCTGTCAACAGCGATGAACGCTCTTCACGAAGTGATTTCTCTTGGTTTTCTAGCAAAACGCTAGTAACCTGACGCTTATAGCTATCTTCAATTTTGGGCAGATCTGGATGATCCAGAATAGCGGCCCATTTTTGTTGCAATTGTTCGGATAAGAACATTAGGGTCTCCTAAATCTTTTTATTATTTATGAATTATTGCTTCTTGATGCCACGAGATAAAGCCCTGGCATACTGGCTAACCAAGCTATTCTCAGTAATCATGCTTGGAGCTTGTTCAGCATCTTCAAGCAGTGGAGCAGCCTGGTCAGCAACTACAGTAGTAGCAGCTGGTGCCTTGGGGAAATAGTTTTCTTTGATTACAGAAACTTTTTCCTTGTACAGGTCTTCATCTTCGAATTCTACACCTTCCAGAAGCTTATTCAGCTTGGCGGCTTCGGTATCGGCAAGATCTTTGCTCATTTCTTCGATAACAGCCAGGCGACGCATATCATTTACCTGATTGTTTAAGGCTACGTTGGCTTCAATGGCTTCGTCTAGTTTGGCCTGTAAAGCTTCGGTAGTTTCCTGCAATTCACCTAGTACATCATATTTTTCTTCAGGAACTTCAATGAAGTGTTCTTTGAATAGTCCCTGGAGACCATGGATAAAGTCCTCGGCAATCTCGGTACGGAGACCAGACTCGATTGCAATCTCGTTTTCCTTCATCCAATTTTCTACCACATAATTTAGGTAGCTATCAATTTTTTCAACCATGGCTTGCTGGAATTCTGCAACATCCTCGGCGAATTTTTCGTCCAGGGCTGCATTAATTTTTTCCATTTCATGGTTAACTCTGGCAACAACAGCAGCTTCAAAAATGCTGGTTGCTTTTTCTTTGAAATCTTCGCTAAGATCAGCACCAAAGATTGGGCTAAGATCGATCTTAGCTACTTCGGTTGTTTCTTCTTCGATGGATTCTTCTTCAACAGTTTCCTGGACAACTGTTTCTTCAGCAGAAGCGTCTACTTCTTCCTGGTGAACATTGCCCTTGCTGCTGGACTGGTTAACAACTGATCTTGGGTCAGCAACAGTTGTAAAGTTTGGAGCTGCACCAGCGCCACTGTGCTGAGGGACTGGTGATTTGCTGACTGGAGCTGCAGCCTTGGCGCCCTGGTTTGGTTCTTTTTCATCTCGGCTTTCGAAGCTGGCGTCCTCGCTGGAACCTTGCTTGGGGCTAGATGCATCACCGGGCAGTTTGGCACTAAGAGTGCTATCCTTTTTAACAGATGCCGCACCCATTTCTTCGGCTTCGTCAAGTTTACGAGCCTCCAGACGCTCTAGCAGCTGTTTAATTTTACTATCTACCGACATTTAGAGTCTCCTAAATGATTTTTTCTATTGATTATTTATAAGAATTCTTACCTTGAAAGACCGGACATGAACTGTTCCCAGATCTTAAGTTTGGCTTCGTCGAGGTTTTTAGCTGTAGTTTGCTTCATGACCTTCTGAGCATTCTCTATCTGTATACTGGTCCAGATACCATTTTCTAGTATCCATTCTCGACCTTCCATGATGCCAGCCACGAATGCATCTGGAGCACTGGGATCAGCAACAATGTCTACAGTGGCCAGATGAAAATCATCCTGCACTTCCATGACACCATCTTTGGTCTCTTTGAGACTACCCAGCCCTCGGCTGCTGACACCCAGGCGAACTCCCTCATCTATAAAGTTTCGAGCGATCTTGCCCATGGGTGTTTCTAAGATCTTGGCTCGGCCTATTACATCCTTGCCTTCGAATCTTAGACTTGTAATCAGGTGGCTTACCTGATTCAAATTAATACTAGGGTTATCAGGGTGTCCTAATTCTCCTAGACTTCGTTTTTC